CAGTGTTAGCTGCTCGTTCGCCCCGCTGCTAATCGCCTGTAGCGTTACCCCGCCTCCCGCTGCAGCGGGAGTTACTTTTATTCCCGTCGCGGCTGACGCAACCGAACCGTCAACCTGCAATACCGGATTCGCTGCCCCGTTCGGCCCAACGGAGAATGCGGCGACAGCGTTACTTTGAATGACCTGCGCGGCTGTGAAGATATTCGCGCTGCCGAGTCCGGCCTTCAACGCGAGCGAGTTTGTGACCGTAGTTGCGAAGTTGGCATCGTCGCCTAGCGCCGCTGCTAATTCATCTAGCGTATCCAGCGCCCCCGGCGCAGAGGCTACCAGCGCGGCAACCTCCGAGCGCACAAAGGCGGTGGTTGCAAGTTGCGTGGTATTCGTTCCCTGCGCGGCGGTCGGTGCTGCCGGAGTGCCTGTAAAGGTTGGAGAGGCGATAGCGGCTTTGGCGTCAAGCGCGGCTTGCAGGTTCACTACATCGGCAATCGCGTGCGCGTGAGTCGGCAGGTCTGCCGCCACCAACGCGCGAAAGGTAGGGAGCGCAGCAGCGCCGGAAGCTGGCCCCGCATAGAAAGTATTGGCGGGTTTGGCGGTGACACCTGCGCCAATGCTGTCAAGGGCATCTTGCAAGCCGTCAATATCGGCAATTTCAGTGATTCGGTAGGCGCTCTCGCCTTCGGCGTCGCTGTGCAACGCCGCAGCGCCACCAGGCGGCGTAGATGCGCTAGTGCCTAGCTTGGCCTGTACAGCGACGATTGCCGCAAATGCGTCTTGTAGTGTTTCAAGTGGCATTGGTCAGAATGTATCCAGTTCATCGGGGAAATCGCTCTCGCCCGGCGTCTCGTCTACGTCGTCAGGTTGGGTTATTAACTTGACCGCTGTGCGACGTGTTGCTTCATTGGTGAGCGCGTTCACGCTGCCGTTGATTGCGTAGCGAAGGCTGTTAATCTCCACCTCGTCCGTGGCGAGCAGTTCTACCCCCGCCTCATAAATCAAATCGTACAGCTGCTGGTTGGTCGGTGCTTCACCTTCGACGGCATCGTTCTTTGCTCCGCTAGACCGCTCCAACGCGCAACGAATCGTTTGGTGTGCAATGCGAGTGTTCGTCAATCCGCCCGCGCCGTCATTTACACTACTGCTGATGCGGTACACCACGCCGGTCGAGTTCAGGAAGAAGCTCGCCGCATGCGATGTGATAAAGTTGACTCCTGGTAGTGCCATTGCGCAATAGACGCGCAGTAGGTAGGTTTGGGCAATATTGTCGAGTCAGGCAACGGGATTATAGCACAAGGGCGAGGATTTGAACCCCCGCCCTTTGCCCCTACTGCGAATTTGCCTGACTCGCCGCAGGTCAACCGCAAATAATAATTTGACTACGATTGCCGCTGACGCCGCCGCCCGCCGTGGCGTTCGAGCGGCCATAGATGCGCGGGTTAAGTGGCTTGTAAAGCTCAAAGCGTGCGTTCGGTTTGGCTAGTTCCATAATCTCCCCTTCACTCAGCGCGCGGTTGTAGACGCGAAATTCAGCCAGCAGCCCTTTCCACGCCTGCGAGCCGAACGAGCGGCCAATAAACCACTCGGCAACAGTTACGCTCGCATCGCCTGTTTGCTGGCCGATTTTTTCTTGCCGAATCCACCACTGCCAGCCGTTCGCGCCTGGCGTTGTGCGAACACACATAGCATGCCAATGGTTCACGTCCAGCGCCCGCCCGCTAAACGACTGTGGCCCGTTGCGCGTGCTCGTTAGCGCGGCGTTATAAAACGCCGTGTCGGAATTCGAGAATGGGTAATGCGAGAATGCAATCGCGCCAAAGCTGGTCATGTTGTAGGGGAAGCCGCTGGCATCATTGACCTGATTGCGCAGCCAGCACCAAATTGTCGCTTCGGTGACAGTGGGGATGATCTGCGGCAGGTCTATTTGATCTACTGCCGTTTCACCAAAGCTCAGCACGGGCTGACCTTCCGCCGCGCGCCACTTCGGCGCACCGGTTCCGCTATTGAAAGTCCCGTGGTTGGCGCGCCCCGACAGATCCCACAGCTTATTGCCGCCCGGTTGGACGAGCGGATACCAACCGACAAGTCCGCGCGCCTGCCAACTGGATTCGTTCACGCCGAAAGGTTCAGGCGGCCTAATTGAGCGGTCGAGAAACAGCATTATTGAGCTTCAGGCGGCAGTGGTTGCAGTACAAACTCGTGATCCGCGTCAGTGTTGGTTAGGGTGACGCCGAGATCGTTGAGCCACAGCACGGAGACATATCTTGAGTGAATAAAGACTGTCCCGCTTGCGATAATCGCCGCGCCTGCGGTCGTTGTATCGGCAATGATCGAACCGACTGGCTGCAAGTTGCGCACGCGATCTGCGGCAGTGGAAATGCTCGCATCGGACGTGCCGACCCTGCCCGGTAAATCAGTTGCGTCCTTAGCCTGACTTAGAAATATCTGCACGCCACGTCCTACGGTGTACGCTGAGCCTGATTTACTCTTGGCAAACCAGCGATAGAGGCCGGGCAGCGAACCCGCGCCCCTGTCCCATTGCGCCGATACGCGCGCGTCACCACTACTGATATTTTTAGGTGTAAAAGTCGTATCGCCCGCGCTCGCAAAGGTTCGCGCGGTTCCCGGCTTGTGTAGAATTTCGGATACTGCCATTAGCTTCTAACTCCTATCAGTGTAATTTTCAAGCCCTTCGCCGTGCCGTCGCCAATCTGGTCAACGTCAATTGTGATTTCGGAGTCGTCGGCCAGTGCCGAATCTGAAATCACCGCAGGCGTTGCCGCTGTCGTGCTGGTCTTCTCGCCGTTGTCTATGGTGAGTTTGGTTGAGAGCACGGTTGCGCCGCTGTCGTTTATGTCTACCGTGAAGATCGAGCCGGACGATTGCGCCGTTGTGAGACTTCCGCGCACGGCAAGCAAGGTGAAGGCAAAGGGCATTCTGAAAGTGATCTTCCCCGTGCCGGTTGTAATGGCGGTCGCCTCATCGCCAACGCCGACGACGATTGCGATTGTGCTATTAATCTTAAGCCACGCGCTTCCGTCGCTTTGATACTCGCCCGCGCTCTCAGTATCGGTAACGATATAGCGCCAGCCATTGTTGTAGGCTGCTGCCGCTGGACGATTGAGCAGCGTGCCGCGTAGATGATAAGTCGCAGGACTGGCCATTTAATCAGCCTCCACAAAGATATAATTCAATTCCGGTACGCCGTTTATATCAGTGATGTAATCCAGATTGCCTTGCCCGTCCTCGCCCGCCTCCCAGCGCATGCCGCTGATGGCGTTCCCGCCTGGCGTATATTCGACAGTTACCATTCCCATCACATAACTGCCTGCGCTCGCGTTGGTTTTTGCGCGGAAGAGATACATCCGCGTGCCGCTCTCGTTGACCGTCTCTCTCCAGCTATTCGTATTTCCGCTCCACAGGAATGCCCCCGGTGAGCCGCCGTTGTCTTCATAGATTTCGTAGATAAGGCCAGCGAGTGAAACGCATTCATCACTGATTGGCGTCCAGGTGTGCAGGACTTCATTGCGGGTTGCGTCGAAGGTGACAGCGTAATCAGCAGGGGTGGTAATGTTTAGATAAGGCGCAGTGAACGTCCAACTGGTTGACGAGGCGTCCGCGATGTTTTGATTGGCTGTTACGGCCTTGTAGGTTCTCGTCTCGCCAACTTCACTTAGATCATCCTCAATAAAACGCAGCGTGGTGTCTAATAGCAAGAATCGCTCGTTGGCCGCGTGCGAGGCAGGAGTCGAGCAGCGCAAGCCGCGACGTAATCTTGTCAAATTCCATCGCCGCGCGCTTACCTGCGAGGCGTTGACAAAGGTAATCACCTCGTCGCCAAGTAGGATTGCATTCGCCCCATCGAGCACGGCGTCATCGGTGCTTGACTCCAATGCGTCATTCTCATTGTATAAATCCACCGTGATGGTATTGGTATCGTCCCAGGTATTAACCGCCGCAGTATTGATAGGGTTGACCAGCGTTCCAGCGATTGACGGTGAGGGAAAAGTCTCAAGCAGCTCGTAGCCATCGCCGGTATCACGATACAAGCCTGCCCCGTTCCAGCTATCCGCATTGGTCGTAGGCGTGATAGCCGCGTAAAATCCAATCTTATTCTCGTCGGCATCGCGCAGCCACACTTGGTCAAATAGCAGCACGATTGAATTCGGCGGCGCGCTAGCCACAGGCGGGATATAGCCGCCCCCGCCCACTGTGCCTGTTATAGCTTGGCTGTAAATCAGCACCTCGTCATCAACGAGGTTGAATTCCTGCAAGCCGGGCAATGCGCCGTTGAAGCCGAGGACGCGGGCACGAGTGGTTGCGGACGTTTCGGAGATGGTAATGATGTTAGTGGGATTAACCCAAGCGTACCGCCACGGTAGGCGCGCGGTGGCCGACTCCCTTGCAATATGCTGCTGGTATAATAGCCGCTCGGCGGCTTGCCTCATCTGGTCACTCGTCAGCGTCATGGGGAGGTTCACCGATTCAACGCCCTGCGCAAAGCCGGTCATGCGGTAAGCTGGCTGACTCCCAGACTCATAATCTCGCGCTGAGTCGAACGCCGTCACGTTGAGCTGCCTCGCCAACTGAACCTCGTCCTTGATATTCCACTCGATTTTGTTTCCTAAGTCGCCGTTGGTAGAGGCTTCCAGCCCCTCAACCATTCCCAAATGGTCTTCGTTCACCGTCACCACCGAGGACGAGCCGAGAAAGGTTCCGGTTAGAACCCCGTCCACGGCCTCATAGAATTCCGCAGCGTAAGGCGTGGAGGCGAGTTCAAGGGTTTCGCGCGGCGCTTGCGGCTGCTGGACGATGAGGCCGCTGAGAGATTGGGAGTCGAATGGTGAGAAGTCCCTGTCCCCTGGCTCGATACCTGCACGCTCGCACAAATCATCCGCCAAATCAGCTAAGCTACAAATGTCTACGTTCTCTGTGGTGAAGAGAAATGTAGGCACGCCGCCGTATTTGCTAAGGTTGAAGTTCTCGATTACGCAATATGCCCAGCCGCGATAGGCGGGTACTTCACCCGCCCCTTTGTCGGCCTCTATCAATGGATCGGGCAACTGCTCGTAGTTACCTTCGTAGAAGCGGATGGAAGCGCCGCCCCCGCCCGCAATCGTGCCGGAAACTGTGCCGAGGCTGTCGCCGGTAAAACGGTTGAGGTGAGCCAATAAAGACGCCCCACCGGGCAATGGGGGATTCTCGGTGCTATACGTTGCCACCGTTACGCTGCCCTCGTCCAAGCCCCCCGTCTGTGAGCCAATGGCTGCATCTAGGTCTAGTAACTTGTCGGCATTGGCTTGGATGGCCTTTAGGCGCTGACGCCCTCTGCCTACCAAAATCGCCACGTCTAAGTAATACGTGATCGTTTCGACGGTTTGCTTGGGCGCACCCTTGCCGCCCTTTTTCTCTTTGGTTACAACCTTGCGAATAGGCGAGGCCCAGATAATCGTTCCGGCGTGCTTGATGCCGCCTTTGGTGGCAGCGCCGGAAGTAGACATCACTACGTCATCAATGGTTTTATTCAAACAGGCTATAGAGCCGACGAAATGGAGCGGAGATGCTACACTTAGACTGCTCGTATAGAGCAAATCGCCCTTGTGCCAATATTTCACCACGCCGCTTTGCCGCGTGATCCGCAGCGTATCGCCGTGAGCGTAGACGCCATCCCACGCACCTTTGAACACGCCGTTTTCGTAGATGAATATGGAGTGTGGCGGGTGAGGGGTTCCGCTCGTATTGTTCTGGTCGGAAACGTGGATGTTATAGCTTACACTTGTGTAATCAGTGACATTCGGACTTGCATCCAACCCCCCAAACATTCTCCCCTCGGTATCGCTCCCGAAGTTCCAACTCACTTCAAAGTCAACGCCGGTAGCAAAGGTTTGCACGGAATAGCCGCCGCCGTCGCCGCTGCCAGAGGCGTTCTCAAAGCAATTATCCGCGCCGGAAGTTTTTTCAAGCGAATTATCGGCGTTCACAACGCAATTCACCAACCCCGTCCAGGTAATCGCCTGCGCCGTCGCCGTAGATGCGCAGCCGTAGATTTCCGGCACGCCGCCGCCTTCATCCGCGTTTTGAATGTAGAGTTCACCAGTTTGCTGACCGCGCGTGATGGTGGGAGGCTTGGGACGAAGGAAGTAATTAAGAGCGTAACTGCCCGCCGTGAACGCCAACGAGATGAAGAAAGCTGTTAGCGAGAATGGCTCAGCGAGTAAGAGCGCGTCACTGCTTGGCGCGCACAGGTTCAGCGCGCCGCCGATGGCAGCGAGAAGGACGAGCTGTTTGTAGCTTAAGCGCCGCATCCGCAGTCTTCTTTCACTTTCTCCCGCAACTCCCCGGCCCACACCTTTGGGCGAAACGTCGCGTGTATCTTCGACCGATGCGACTTTAACCAGCGGTCGTCAAGTAAATGCTCCACTACGGCTCCACCCATCTGCTCATTCCCATTCGCGTGAATAATCTTCGGCCCCCAGCGTGTCGCCTCGGTGACAATCGCCACATGCTGCGGCTCGGCCTCGTGGCGGATAGCGATAATGTCGCCAGCTTGGGCGGGTTCGGCCTTCGGCAGCCTTACACAATATTTGTCAAGCAGATACGCTAAGCGGCCATCGTTGGGCGTTCTTCTATAATTCCGCTCCGCTTCGATAATGATGCCCGCCTCTTCAGCCGCCAGTATCAGTAACCCGACGCAATCCACGCCGCGCTCGCTGCGCCCCTGATGCTGCCAGCGCGTGCCGGTCAATGCCCTTGCTGCGGCTATGAACTTTTCGGGGGTTGGTTGCGTCATTCTGGAAAACGGTAGACCGAGCTACCCGGGGAGAACGGGGAGCCTTGAAAATTCTCAACGTTCGTGCCGCTAGGGTTGTCGGGGTTGACAAATGTCTTGCACGCCTCAATCGTTCTCACACAGCCCGCTATTAACGTCACGTCATCGCCAGCGGTGATGGTTAAGGGGAAGGGCCGTTGTAGCGTGATGACGTTGCCTGCGTTGTTTTTGATTTCGCGTTCGTAAAAGCGGTTATTGCCGCTGCGGAAACGAAAGAGGCCGTACTGAAAATAACCGTCTGCTTTTGCGGGCGATAGGTTGACGGTAATCGTCAGTCCACTGCTCGTTGTTACATCCGCATCATGCATGTAGTTGTCGAGTGGTTGGCCGCAGCGGTCATCGCCTAACTGTCGCGCGTCACAGAGGGATGATACGATTTGGCCTAACGGCTGTGACAAGGGCTGAGACAGGGCGCGTAGCTCAGCAACAAACCTCCCGTTATCTATGCGGAATTCTCCGAATCTGCCCTTCGCGTGCTGGGCAACACCCATGCTTAAATCCAGATAATTCACCGTCATGAACTCCCAACGCGCATAGTCCCAACGACCTGCGCGCAGTTCCGTTTCGGTCACACCACCCGCCTGCAAGATGTGAATTAACTCCGCGTTATCCGGCTTCAGGCCGTCAGAGCGGGAGAAGCGGGTAGGCAGTAGTACGCGGGGGGTGTAGGTTTCGCTGTTGAACGTCAGCTTCCTCGTGTGGTCTGTGGCGAGAATTACCGCAGGACTCGTGCCGAATACCGCTTGCTCAATCGTCGCGCCGCTGGTTGTTATCGCCGCATCAGCAAATAGCGCAGCCGAGGGCGTGAGAGCTGACGTGTAAATCAAGCTGCGGTTGTGGTGGTAAGTGATAGCGTTGGTCGTCGCAGCCCTTTTCACGTAGAACCAGTCGCCGGAACGCGCGGTTGTTGCCGCCGTCGCCTTCAACACGTTGCTTTCATACACGCGGATTGTGCCGTTGGCATCAACGCGAATGGCGTGCTGAATCGTGGCCTCAGTTGCGCCCCCGTTGCTGGTACTCAGCCCGCAGTAGACGGTTCCATTCGACCTTACCGTAAACCTCAAATAGCCATCACCCACCAACCCTTGAGTGGAAAAGCCCGCACCTGCTGCCGTTGTCGCCTTTAGCTTACCGCCGCGCGCAAGGACGTTGACGCGAGCCGCCGAAGCCCAATGAATCGGAATCTCCCTGGGGCGCTCTTCAATGCGGACGAGATGGGCGAGGTAGGTCGCGCTGCCCTCAATGTGAGTTTTCATTGCCGCGCTGATGGCCAATTACCCGTTCCTCCCGATTGCTGATTCAATCGCCGCCGTTGCTGCTTTGGCGATTTCAGCCCGTGTCCTGAGCGGCACGGAACCGCTCACATGCACATTGATCGGCCCTCGTTCCTTGATAGCCGCAATCATTTCGCTTATCGCCTTACGCTGCTGACGGGCACAGAAAAGCAGCAATGCCGCAATCGCACCCATGCCAACCAGCCAAAGGGTAAGAAGGAAAAACGCTTCACTCATACGCTTAACTCAAACTCCGCTGCTGCAATCTCCATCAGAGGCAAGCCGGATAAGCTAATCTCGGTGACTGCATCTCCGACGCTTGGATTGAAGTGGTCAGTCGCAAAGCGAACCGGGATGTAAAATTCGCCCGTCCATTTAAGGGTGTGCCCATTCGTCGGCGCGGCAACGAACGTCACGATGCCAGTGGAATAATCAATCGTGTAATGTGTCGTGAGCGTTTGCAGCACATCGTTTTTGTAAATGGATACAGTGCCGCTGACAGGTTTCACAATGCGCCGCTCGCGCGTCACGCCGCCGCTTACATACCTCTTGTATAGCCCAAACACCGTTGTACTCCCGTCTCCTGTGCCGAACTGCATAGACGTGCCGATAGGGTCGTCGGCGCTACCATCGCTGCTGGCCCAAAAGTCGGTGTAGTCTGTTAGTAGGAAGCCGCGCGCCATTGCGTCACGGCAACGAAAGAAAGCGGTGAGGCCGTTTAGCTCTTGGGGTTCTAAATGGGCGTATTCGATTACGCCCTCCCACAACTGGTCGAGACGATTCACGTTGCGCTGGGAGACGCCGCTAAAGGGGTTGGTGATGACAGTCGTGCTCCCTTTAGGGCCACCATTCGTAACCCTAGTGAAGAACACTGGCAATTCAACTTCATCGAAAACGACAGCCATGTGCTATCCGTTCCTCCCCAGCGCATATTGCAGCGCCGCCGCTGTTTCGGTTGCTATCTGCTGGCGGGTTTTGGGCGTGACAGTGCCGGTCGGGGCAGTGATGGGCACGTTGATTGTGACGTTGATGGTTTTGCCGCTCGTCATTGCCCGCATGTCGCTATTGGAAATAATCCTTCCATTCGTCTCCGGTATGAATAACTCCCGCCCTCGCTCGCCTACGCCGTAGGCATGGCCAGCAAACACAGGCCCGCCTTCAGCGTTCCAAAATGGTGAGCCTGTCGGCACGCCGCCGCCACCGGTAGGCAGCTTCGGCCCAATAAACCCGCTGAAGATTCCGCCGAGTAATCCGCCGAGTAGTCCGCCAAGCGAACTATACTTGCCACCCGTCGCAGCCAGCATCATTTCGCTTGCAAGAGTATTGAAAAACGTCAGGCCGATGTTTTTAGCCGTATCTATCCAGCGTGCGCCCCCTTCAGCCAATGAGGTTATCAACTCATCAAACCCTTGCCCTAACCTTGCTTTGAAGTCATCTAGGCGCTCCTGGGCGGCAAATATTTTCTGCTCGGCAGCGGTTTTAAGGTCTTCGATTTGTTTTTCTTTCCGTGACTGAATTACATCGCGCAACTCCTGACTGCGTTGCTTAAGCCTGGCCGTTGCTTCGGCAGCGCGAATGGTTTCATCGGCGTTCTTTGCGCGCGTCATGATGATTTGTTTTTCGATTGAGTTCAGGGCAGAGAATTCGTCCGCTAAGTCGCCCGCTAGCAGCCGCAGCTCATTCGTCATTTCAGCCTTTGGAATCGTGCGGGCAATAGAATCGTTGAGGTCATCAAAAGCATCGGTACTCTTTTTCACGCTCTCTGCGATTTCGTCAAAGTTGGGCGCAATCAGCTTTGGCCCACCTTCAAGCATTTGCCGCTGAAGACTGCGATTGAATTGCTGTAGAGACTCGAGGCGGGATGATTCCTTTTCAAAGCCCGTCTCGAAAAGGCGCTTTCGCAATTCGATAACTCTCTCAAGCTCCGCCTTCGCCTCGCGTGCCGCATCTAGCTTGAATTTAAGTTGGTATTCTTTACTACTCGCGTCACCTAGCCATTTCAATTCCCGATTCACATCGGCCAGCGACTTGGCCAATTGCTGCGCATCGGTGAGGGCTTTCTTTGCCCCGCCGCCACCACCGCCAACAGGTGCTGGCTTGCCCTTTGGTACAACCAGCGGCCTGCGGCCCGTGTCTATGCCTTCAAGTCCCGCCAGCTTGTTCGGATCAAGCGGTTGCAAGCCCGCAGCACCGTATTTAGCTAGCAAGCGGCGAGACTCTTCTATATCGGCCAATGTATTTCTTGCATTTACAAACCCTGCGTTGATGCGGTTGAAGAGCGCGGGCAGTTCGCCACTGAGCCGCTTGATGTCATTATCTAGTGCATCTATCTGAATGCCGACGATAGACAACGCGGCCTGCAAACTGCTTTCTAAAGCAAGCGTGACGGACTTAATGCCAGCGATGAATGACGTGCTGAATAGCTCTGCCGCATCTTGGGCGATGGCGATGGATTGAGATATGCCATTAATAACTTCGCTTACGATTGTTGCAGTGGTCAGCCTGCCCAGCGCATTTAACAGCGAATCAAGCGCGTTCGACCCTGTATTGCCCAGCGTTTCCAGGCTTAACTTCAATCTCGTTACTGCGTCCTGATTCTCAGCAATCTTGCGCTGTACATCATCTAGGCGCTTGGTGATTCTATCTAAGGCAGGATTTAAGCCTGACAGCAAGACATCCCCGACGCCCGCCAGCGCCAACTTCAGCGATACGCCGAGATTTGCAAATGCCTCACGCGCACCGCCAGTAACTTGCGGGATGCGCTCTAGCTCAGTCAATAACGTGTTGATGAAGTCTTTGGAGTCCTTACCGGCCTTTTGCAACTGCTTGCTGATGGCCTCGGAGTCTACGGTTCCGAAGGCTCGCTTGAGCGCCTGCGCGACAGCGGGCGCAGCTTCAATAATCGGCCTTAAATCCTGCGCCATCACCTTGCCCTTGCCTGCCAATTGCCCCAACTGAACCGTTACCTCGCGTAGCTTTTCTGCCCCACCGCCAGTCAACGCGACGGCATTTGCGAACGCTTTCAAGATGCGCTCTGATTCAGCAGCGGCGAAGCCTACCGCCTGCAACCGCACGGCCCCTTGTACGGCCCCTTCAAAGTCGATACCGGGTAATTTCGCTATCTCTCTTAACCTTGCTAACTGCTGCTCGGCTAATGCCGCTGAGCCGTTGACCGCTACCAGCGAACGCTTTAGCGTGTCCAGATCGGCAGCGGCAGCGATGGCGGCTGTAGCAATGCCAGAGATAGAAGCGGCGATGCCTGCGGGCAATCCAATCTTTAACGATTGAAAACTGCGGAGCAGGTTTGAGGCAGTGCGCTGGGCAATGCTGTCAATGCGTACCATGCCGGAGACAAACTCGCGGTCATTCACCACCACTCGCGCAAATAATGTCCCGACCTCAGTTGCCATTGCCGCTTGACTTTCTCAGCTAATTAATTTTAAGGTGCGCCCGCATCCCGACCCTCAATCCAGAAAGGAAGCCAGTTATGCGCCTGCTGTTAATCTTCATCACTCTTTCTCTGCTACCAATTCAGGAAGCCGACAAGCGCGCCGAAAAGGAACGCTTGAAACAACCCGCACGCATCACCATCGCTGCGCCGCTATCAACCATTAAGTCGCTCATCCTCACCGAATCGCTCAATAATGGCTGGCGGTTGGTAGACGAGAGCGAATCTCGTCTAGTCTTCCAGCGCACGCCTGATAGCATGGGTTGGCGCTTATCCCTGCGCCTTTCTTACGGCGGGTCTGCCGCCAATCCCCCGCGCCCAGAGATAGCTTACACGCTGGCGGCGCAACCTGATTCCTCCGTGCTCGTCCTTGCCGATGCTGCCGTTGTCGCGCTGCGGCCTGGTGGCACATCTGACCGGTACAACTGGAACGCGGATAAAAACACCCGTGCGGGCACTGATGCTTTTTTAGCAAAGATCAAGAAAGGTGCAGAAGCGGGAGAGGGTGCAAAGCCACCTGACGCCGCGCCCGCAGTTAAACCCTCGCCATCACCTACGCCCAAATGTTTCGACAACGGGCGGCGCGTGCCGTGTGCGGTTCCGTGAATCATCCATTTGCCTCTTTCTGGCGCTGCCTTTCTGCTTGTCTTCTTTTCAATTCGCTCTCGCTGCCTTTCTCCGCTTGAATGTCAAAATCCAACATCGCTAAGTCCCGCACGTCCTGCCTTCTTACATCACTCGGCAACCAGTTAAATGCTCGCGCAATCCTTGCAACCTGCGCATCGGTGGCCAACTCGCCCAACGGCTTCTTTTCCAGATACCACATCGCTAGGCGGTTGGCTGTTGTTTTGGGTTTGGGTTTACGTGCTCCCAAACTTGGTTGTATAACTGCTGCACATGGGCGGCGTCCAAGTCCGCCACCCGCTCTAACGGAACGGGCTGTCCGCCTTCTACCAAATCCCAACTAATCAGCAACCGCTTAATCATGTCCACCATGAACGCCTTGTCCTCTTGTGAGTACAAAACGCGGCGCTCTTCTGGCGCCTCAGCCTCACCAGGCTGCGCTTTAACTTTCTTCGCGTCCTGTATGAAGCCCATAACGCTATTCCACTCATCCATAGAGATAGCGCGACGCTTTACGGTAAACTTAATCAACTCGTTGCCTTCGCCATCTTTCAGCGTGATTGGCACGTCAAAACTCAACAGACTTGCAAACTCAACCGGCATAATTCCTTTCGTCTTCAAACCCAAACAAAAACGCCGCGCCGCTTCTGTTTCAGAATTCACGGCGCGGCGTGCATGAAAAGCAGCATTCTGCACCTACAAAGCCGCAATCGTATTCCATAGCGTAAACTTCAGCGGCCCGCCCATTGCCGTGCTGCCAACGATTTGGAATTCAAACTCGTGCCCGTAGACGGCTCCATTCAAGTCTTTTCTATCAACCGCCGTGTTGAGCTGAATCGCCATATCCACTAAGAGCTTGTAGGTGTACGCGCCTGTTATCGTGGCCCCTACGAATTCCCAGCGCATAAAATACGTCGCTTTACTCTTCGTATTTAGCGCGGCGCGCAGCGCGATGGCTGCGGCTGATTTATTCACCGCAAGCCTTGCGGATGCGCCTTCAAGCGCCTTCAGCACGCCGGACACGAAGCTTTGCACGTCACGGCATAGACGGAAGTCGGGCAGGCGTAACTCAGGGATCGTGATATACGCTTCGATGGCATCACAGTATTTGGTTGTACCGATGGAGCCAAAGGCGCTGTCCACATAGACATTCTGCTCTGAAATGCTCACCGGCTGCTGGGTGATTTCGGCGTAGGCTGCTGCCCCGGCTGCCAAAGTGGAAATCGCGGTGGCGGGCGTGCTGCCCCCGGTCAGGCTGTCTGTGCTCGTAATCTGCGCAACATTGGTAGCTTTCAACGCGCCCGCGAAGTGGATGTTAATGGGGTCGGCAGGTAGCGGCCCGCCATACGTAAACACATCACCGACAGCGATGTTGCTTAATCCCTCCAATGCGGCTTGCACGGCTTCGGCTGTGGCGTTGTAGGCAATGGCGGCAGTGGTTTGACCTGAGTAGGTCAACGTGAACGTGCCGCCCGTTGGTGAGCCGGTGATAGTCAACTGCTGGATTTCATCTGTCGTGGCTCCGATTGGCCCTGCGCTCTCATTCGTAGCATACGCCAGCAGCGGCCCGGAAATCGCCGCCTCATCCTGCGTAACGTTGATGTCCAACCCGTTGAAGATTACGCCAGGTGTGACACGGCTGGCCGTGGAATCGCCCATTCTCTCTGTAAATGACTTCGGCACTCCAAAGTCGCTATTGGTTGGCGCGTACACCCACTCGTAAGCCGCACCAGAAAGGTTGGTGGGAGTAGGCGCACCAAACAGAGACGCCAGCACATAGGTCAGTTCGTTATAGTCCAAGCCACCGGAAAAATTCCCCTGGCTCCACTCCCGATGCCTGACGCCGCTCATCGACACAACCTTACCCGCTGGCCTATAAAACTGATTCTTGAACTGCGGTTCAATATCGAGCATTAGGGAAGGGAACGCCGTATCAGCCGACAGCGGCAGTCCATACGTTGTTTCCGGCCCTAGATACTGCCTTTGATTTACTTGCGGTCTGCCTGTATTTGCTGCCATTGATTGTTGTCCTCAACTTACGGGATGAATATGCATCCGATACTGCCCGCCTAGATGGAAAAAGACCTCGCTTGAATTCTTGCTGCGTTCAGGGAAGCGCAAGGGGATTCGCCGTCTTGACGTGTAGACATAGCCCTCAAAAACTTCAGTGCTAATATGTTGAAACACATCATCAAGCGTATTCGCCACGGTGTTATCGTCGGCGGTCGGCTTGCCTTTCGTGATGAGCTTGATTTGCAGAACAGGGTTTGCCAGCAGTCGGCACTCACCCAAGCCTTCGCTATCTCGCTCCGAAATCCAACTCCACACGATGAGCGGATAAGGGCCGCTCTCAGGTTGATTGCCGTCTTCGTAGAGACGAGTGGCCACGCGCGCCGCAATGGTGGCGTTGCCGTGCGCCTTTGCATAAACAAACTTGTTTGCGCCTGTAAGCTCGTTGACATCCGCCATTGCTCGCTATTGGTTGCGCCTTGTTACCTCAGTTTTTGCCGCTTCAGTTTTCCCTTTCACCTCTGTCTCCCTGCGCGCCTGAGCGGGCGCAGTCGTGCCCCTCTCTACTGCGCGCAGTTCTTTACCCTTCTCAATCACCTCTGGCACTTTCTCCTCGTAGAACTGCTCTGGATATTCGCGCTCTGCGGAGTCCCAGCGCAGGGAGGGGAAGGTGGCCAGCATCGCAGCCTCCATCTCCTCTTCTTTCAGTTTGCCTTTTAGTTCAGCTTTGAAGCGTTCCTTTACGGTTCCCATAGCGTTTACCTAACTAAAACCACCTTTTAACTTTCAGCCGTCGCGCCCGTGCCACTTCAAGAAGAGCGGGGAGCAGGAAGGGCTGGGGGGATTGGCGCGTTGTGCCCAGTTCGACATACTCAGCGTAGTCAGCATCCGCGATAACCTCGGCCTTTAACTCGCCCATCTCCTCAACGTGGATTGAGCCGCGTAGGAAGCCCGTCTTAACGGGCACTAGCTCTTTTGCAACTCCCTCAACCTCGCCTGCAATCGCCAGCACCGTCTGACGCGCCGCATTACGCTCAACCCGCATCACTGCTCTTGTGTTGCTGCGCCAGGTCATCGCTACCGCCTCACCAATTCGCTGCCACCGCCACTGAAAAGCTTTCCGCAGCCGATTGCTTTACGAGAAACGGAGCAAGTAAAGCTGTAACGTTGATGGGCAAGTCGGATTCACTACCTCCGTCTCCGGCTATCTCTGCCTCTAAGTCCGTTGTCCGGTAGCGCCTCACCCGCACGCCTGAACCTGTGAAGCTTGCACGTACTTGCGCAATCGCCAGAGCGATTTCAACCTGCGCCTCTTTGATTGGTGTCGGGATGGCGCTAGCTAGCCAGCGCCGCCCATGAGAATCATAGAAGCCCTCCGTGTCGCCGGTATCTTCCCTGGGGAACCGCAATACCTGTGCTGCATTGGCAATGATCCCCCAATACTCCTTCGCCTCAAGCGGCGTCATCGCTTCAAGTAACAGCTTCTCTTGATCCGTTGTAGCAGCGGGCCAGTTTGCGACATCGCGCTTTTTAGCCAAATGCGCAGTCGCAAACGCCGTATCCGCATACGAATTCGCAGTCGCCCCGCCAACGGTTGTATCGAGAATGCTAGGCATGCGGCGCTACCAGGTTTTCTTTTTCTTCTTTTTCTTGCCCTTCTTCATTTGCAGCCATCTCCGCGATCAAGCTCTCGCAGAACTGCCGAGCGCCTAGAATCGCATTGAAATTAGCAAACGCCTGTCGCTCTTTCGCCTGTAGATCAATGAGCTTGTTTTGCAGGTCTTCTCTTGTCATTAAGCGACCGCCGCAAACTGCCACTTGGAACCATCCGACATAAACAATTTCCCGACGCCCGTTGCATGGCTTGTGATACCTAGACTGCCAGAGGGCAGCGTGGTTGCCGTGCTATTCGCCGTAATCGCCGTTGTCAGGGTCGCCAACACTTGCCCGTTCGGAAAACGAATCGCGGCCACGGTCGGAATGAATGACTTTGCCGTGCCGGACAATAACGCATTCACGTCACTATTCGGCACGTAGTACAAATCCAAGCCGTATTGCACGCTAGATGAAGCGTGGTTGTTGAATTGAGACACCCCGAAGGCTGCCCTTGCATTCGTCTGCGTGCTTGGGTCGCCGCCGTCAATGTGCGCCTGCACGATGCAGTCAGCGTTGACAGAGCCATCCATCAGCACGCCGAGCACCGCCGCAACCGGCAAATCGCTCGCTCTCGCTCCTGTGACCGAATTTGCGCCAATCACACCCGCGATATAGTTGTTTGTTTTGGTGAGCGCGTCGCCAAGCACATTGCCCATGATTGGGGCGAGAAAGTCAGTATCGCCCGCTTCGCTCGTGCCCGCAGCGGCGTCAAGCTCCAGGTCGATACTGACCGGCTGAAATGAACCCTCGTCGGCGTAGGCGACGCCCTCGTAAACAAGGGCATTGCCCGCGCCGATCTCGGCATTCAAATCGGCATTCAGCCCAAAGCGTCCGGTGCGCCTTCTAAGTCCCCAGGTCATTCCTCACCTTCCTCTTTCTTAGCCTTAATAGGCTCGCCGTGGGCATTGACCTTGCGCCCGTCTACGATGTAGACGCCGCCCGGTACGGTTTCATCCAGCTTCTTCGCCTCAGCCTCGGCTTGCACCTTCGCGGCGCGGGCCTGTCGCTCCTGGGCAGCGGTGAAACCTTCAGGCGCTACAGCCGTCGCTGCTGGCGTCTCCTCTTTGGCCTTCGTGACTGCTTTCTTGCTCTTTCTGCTTGCCATCGCTTGCACTCCTTTTAAGAGGGGAAACGTAGGGCGGGCATTAGCACTCACCCGCCCCTCATTCCACTAATCCGTGATGGTGGGCGCGCTATAGCTCGTGTTGCCCGTGTAAAGCACCGCGCCGTTGGTGCGGTTCCACACGCCAAAGCCGAACTCGGCCTCTAGCGTGCGGGCGCGCAATGGGTAGGCTTCATCCTCAGCGGCCAAAACCAAGTTGCCGCTTCCGGCGCGGCGCTCGCGTTCGACCAGCGGCGGCGGCACGCCATCAATCCAGGTAAACATATAGTTCGCCGGAACCCACGGCTTAACCCACACCTCTGCGCCGTCGAAGACGCCGATTGCGCGGTTGTAGAGATTGGTAGGCGCAAGCGTGCCGCGTGATTGGTTTTCCGTGACGCTGCCGACGATACGCGCGTCTAGATAGGCCGTGAAATTGGCATCCATCGCGCGTACCGCTGCCTCCTGCGCGCGGTTAATGTAGAGCATTTGCTGACCGCTGTTGTAGTGCTCGCGCACCGTTTCGAGCAGGGCAACGATGTCCGACGCGGCCAAGCTGCCGCCAGCACGCGCTAAGTAGTGCGTATGGGTCGCGCCGTCGAAGCTTTCGCCATTCGGCCCGCTGGGAATGGCCGCGCTATCCGCATTGACGAGCGCCTTCAAATCCAATTCGACATGATCCACCAAGCGATCAACCCAATTATCGGTATTGGTTGGCGTGAAGATGGCGCGCTTGATTTCGCGGATGACGCGCTTGCGGTGCGCCTTTTGAACGGCGGTGAACTGCGCGGCCAGTTCCGCGCCGGTTGCATTCTGAAAATACTTCCGCGTCCACTGCACTGAAACGTCAAACAGTCTCAGCGGAAAGCCCACCGTAACGCCCGCCGCAATCTTCTGCGCATCGCCCCGCCCGAACTCGTCCACTTCGTCCAGGCTCATATTGTCATCGCCGCCGTAGCGCCGCTGACGGTCGGTAGTCATCTCAGCGAAGGGCACAAGGCTGCGCATAATCTCGTTATGCGCCTGCAAGCTCGCATCAATCGCCCGAAAAGCATTGTCCTCGCCGATGTCAGCAATGGTTTGCTGTGAGGCGGCGAGAGTGTCCAGAGTTGTTAAAGTTCCGTATGCCACTTACTCACCTCCTAGTATCGGCTCTCAAAAAGTTGAATGCGGGTCGCGTCCACCACGTACCCGATTGGCGCCGTCCCGCCAGTTGACGCAGCGTCAACCAATCCGCCTGCGGTTGTGCCAGACAAAAACACGTCCACGCCTGGCGTCAGCCCCGCGCCGTACCGCACGCGCGGGTTGCGGTAGAGCGTGATTGCCTCTCCCGCCTTCACAGCTTGAGCCGCAAAGCCCCGTACCTTTGCGGCAGCGTTCGCGGCGGCGCCTGTGCTCTTCCAGACCTTGCCATCTGATTTGATATAGCAGGCGTCGAACGCTCCCAGGTCTTCACCCGCCACCAAGCCCGCCAGGGACTCGTTTTGCGTAGTAACTGAAGCCAGGGAGGGCGTGCCCGATTTAGCTATTGCGGCCATTTCTCACCTCGTTAAAGTGCGTAATCTCCACTCGCGGCGAGCTTGCGTTTCTCGTCCGCGATCTGATTGGGCGGCTTCGGCGGCTCACCTTTGGTCTGCTTTAGATAAGGCGTGCCTTTGACCTCTTCCGCTGGTTTCAACGCTGGCATGAATTCCGGCCAAGCTTGCTCGGCGTATTCAACCAGCGGTTTCGCTTCTTTTTTGCCGTCCGATTCGATCACGATGTAAGCTCGCTTGATGTCCTTGCCGTCTTGTTTTTCGTCTTTGATTTCAAAAGCGTGAGCGTCCGTCACCAGTTTGCTCAACACGTCTGCCTTCAAACCTGCAACCTCGGCCACGCTGCGTAGTGTGTTATTTCGCTCTGCGGCAGCCACTTTGCCTTGAAGTTCGACGTGTTCGGCTTTCAACTTGGTCAACTCGTCAGGCTTCCCTAGACTTTTGTACGCTTCCCACCTCTCACTGTCGGCCTTGCTCAACACTACAGAACCGTCAGGAGGGAGGGATTTTTCGAGGGCTTCAACTTTGGCCTTGAGTTCGCGTTTGTCGCCCCTCAACCTGTAATTCTCGCTGTACAACTCACCAGCGAGCGCCATTGCATCACCCTTTGCTTTATCAAGCAGCTTTTGTAAGCCCTCTTGCGGGCTGACATCCTTGTTATCGTCCGGCATGGTTTGGTTTGACCTTCCTTGAAGGTGAGAGCGCGTCTGCGCGACGCGGCGGGGTTGATATACAAAAGAAAAAAGGCCGCGACTCTGAACGCCTGGCTCCCTGCCTAGCATTCCAAAATCGCGGCCTATTCTCGTTATGTGAACTAGCCTATTAAGTTGTTAAAGACTGCATTGGCGGGACTCGAACCCGCGACCTTGACATTTCAGCGCGTCCGTGGCTGGCCTTGTCACAGCCCTTTGGACTCGGTTGCGCGCTTACTGTGCCTGCTCTCCCGTCTGAGCTACAATGCAATCTAGAGATCAAGTAGCACGCAGAGTCTAACAAACTCCGCGCCAAAATCAAACATTATTTCGCTGGCATTTGCAGCGCGGCTCACCGCCAACAAAACGCTTGTAGAACGCATTGGCAAGTAGAATAAGAGCAGAATATACCGCCAGCCCAAAGGCGCGATCAGTGAAAGGCGCGGACGCGCCCTCTTGCGGTTTCGTTTTAACTGCCATTACGTTCATCATCTAACCACCGTATTTTGCTGCTATTCTTTCGTCCTTTCTATGCCAATTCCGCACCGCATTAACGATAACGCCTGCACCGAATGAGCGCGCAAGCTCGGCTTTACACCGCTTGCAGCGGATAGGGGAGGCGGGGTTGTGGTGGGTGTGGTTGCTCATTGCGTAGCCATTTCCATCTCGTAAACCTTCAACAACACTTCCCGATTCGGCACGCGCATAAACTC